ATTTTCAGAAATTGCATGAATCTTAAGTAAATCATATAATAAAGATTATGTTAAATAGCCTGTGTGTATATAATACTCATAAACGCGGAGTCTTAGGCAAAGTCGTTTAATTAAATTAATTATTTAAGAGGAGGTTCAATTAAAATTTCTGTGGGATCTTGTATTTTTATTTCTATCCATCCAGATTCAAAGTCCACCCATCTCTTTTGTATTTCTCCGTAGTGAGCTATGTATTTATCTTCTGTTATCAGAGCATCACAAAGAGCTTTGAGTAAATTGTCTAAGTCCGGTTTTGACTGATGAAGTGAGCCGTGATGTAGCTTTTTTTTCTTCTTGGACCAAGATGGTGGAACTGGTATAAAAAAACAGATTGATGCGCCTTGAGCCGGGAAGTTAAATTGCTTCGCCTTAGACTCTGACATCAAATCTATCTTGTACTTGTTGTACTTTTCTAACCTGAGTAATCGCTTGAGGCCTGCTGGGCGAAGCTTACTTCTAGGGATCCTAAAAAATATAGAATCCCCTTGAGTAGCACGGACGTGAGTCTGCGGTGTTATATTAAGAATTACTTTCCTTGGAGGCATTGCGTTTTCTTGTTTTTTCTTTAATAGCCCACTGTAGAAGCAGGTCAATTGTTAAACTTAAAGAACGCCTTTCTTTTTCGGAAAGCTCTTTTAATTTTTCAAATGTATCGTCAGATACAGCTGTTGTTAATCTAGGCATTTGATGCATTTTGATGCAAGATACATCATTGCACTCAAATTACATAGATTTTTTAGACATTACAGCTAACTTAGTCATTTTTTTAACGCCATACTTTTTTTGGCCGACTTTAGCAGCTATTGCAGCTCCAACTTCCTCTGCCTTTTTAGGGCTCATACCCTTTTTTTCGTAAGAAGCTGCTGCCTTTTCTTTTAAAGAAGCAAATCTTTGTCCTGAACCTAAAGGAGGCTTATTTTCTGGGCGAGATTCATATTGCTTTTGCATAGCATCTTCAAACTTAGCCTTTAAGCTAGGCTTGCCCATTTCTCCTACTTCTTTTTGTGGATCTTGTGCCATGATTATTTATTCTTTTTCAAATATTCAGCTAATTTACCTACTCTTTCATCACTCATTGGAGTAGCTGGAGGAGGCACTTTTTGTTGCATTGCCGGAGATTGCATCATTTTTCCCCACTCATTCTTTTGGGCTCTGTGCTGTGCAGCCAATTCCGCAAGTGTAACCTTTCTTTTTGAACCATTTTCTTCTACTTCAGCTTCGTCTGAATCCTTCTTGATAATAATGTTTTGTCCAGCAGTGGGGCCAGAACCTGTAATCTTAATAGCAACCGTATCTTTGCCAGAAGAACCTAAAATAGGGGATACTTTACCTAATATCTTGTGTCCTTTTAAATATTTTGACACATAATCATTCTCTGGATCAGGAGAAAAAGATTTTTTCATTGATTTTAACATAGCTATGTTTTTATACCCAAATATACCATATTTTCACCATTTCCACCATCCTACTAAGAAAAAATTTTTGAACCCTGCGTAAACACTTCCCTAAAGGTACCACCAATTTTTTCGGGCGGTTTTTTTTTCGGGCTTTTTGTTTGCCTTACCCGTGTACCCTTGCTATTGCGTTTAACTTGTTTGATCCCGTGCAGTTGTATGCTGCGCGTGGTTTTCGGGCATTGGGGCTTGGTTACTGGTTGGTACTGGCTTGCTCCTTTGCTGGTTGTTTATGGTTGAGAAATATTGTTTGATGTTGTTATGAAGGGGAGGGTAATTTGTAGCTACATTAGGCAATAATTAATTTAATTTTTGTAGCTACATTTGATTTTTTTACCTAAATTTGTAGCTACAATTTATTTTATGGCAAAAAGTAATCCAATTGGAGTTAGATTTGACTTAGAAAAGTTAAATATGATTCAAAAAGAGCAAAAATTGACATCTGTTCAGCAGGTGGTCAATTATTTAATGGATAATTACGGCAAAAGCGCCCCAAAATCGGAAGATGTACATAAAAACGTACAAATACCAGTACAAGTAAAAGAAAAGCCAAATTTGGAGCCTCCTAGTCACTTAACTGGTATAGATTTGATAATTTGGAAAGCTGAAAATCAAAAATAATTCGTAAATTAGCGTATGAAAAACAAACTACAGATGATGAAGCGCGCAGATGGATCCTATTCTCCTCGTGGATTATGGGATAATATTCGTGCCAACAAAGGAAGTGGAAAGAAGCCAACTGCGGAAATGCTTAAGCAAGAGAAAAAAATTAAAAAAGAAGAAAAAAAGTAATTTATGTCAGGAGCTTGGCAAAGAAAAGAAGGTAAAAATCCAGAAGGTGGTTTAAATGCTAAAGGTCGTGCATCATACAATGCAGAAACAGGTGGCAATTTAAAAGCTCCAGTAAAGTCTGGTGTGAATCCAAGAAGAGTGTCTTTTGCTGCTAGATTTAGTGGCATGTTAGGTGCTATGAAAAAACCAAATGGTGAGCCTACTCGCAAAGCATTGGCATTAAAAGCTTGGGGCTTTGGCAGTGTTGAAGCTGCTCGTAAATTTGCAAATGCGCATAAAAAATCATAGTTATGAGCAAGCTAAAGTCAATGCAACAAAATCCTCCTATAGTTACTAAAAATAGGAAAGAGATAGTTAGAAGCATAAGACCATTTGCTCGTCAAAATGAAGATGGAACTGTTTCTACTCATGTTATGGAATTTGGTGAAGGTTCTGGTAAATATAAATATCAAGTAAACCCTACAATATTCCCAAATAAAGATAGTAGCTGGACAGATTTACAAAAAAAGGGAATGGCTGCTTATAATGAAGCTAAAAAAAGAGGCGAAGTTTTTGGTTTTAAAAGTAAAAAAAGAGCTGAAAAATTTGCTTATGGTTCATGGAAACAAGGACAAGACAGGAGAGAAGCAATGAAAGCATATAGAAATCGCCCTAAAGAAGAATAAATGGATAAAGAAATTTGTGTGATCCATGACATTTTATTGGAAGATGGCGTATGCGTAAAATGTATTTCTGAAGATAATAAATAAGGCGGTTTTTTAGGCCGCCTTTGTTATTTAGAATATTTGAGATTTAATATCAGAAGCTTCTTTGTCTTTTAGCTTAAATAATTCATCATTTTCGTATGTTATTTTTACTTGTTTATATTTTGTTATTTCTATAGAATAGCTAGCCCCTTCTATGTGCGACCAAAAAGATGAATACGTGCACTTGCCTTTTTCTACAGCTTGCATTTCAAAACCATCTCCATCATAATATGGACTGGAAAAAAACTGAAATCTATCACTTGTTTTACCATACTTCTCAAGTAATAAATTATGATAACTATCAAACTCAGATTTTAGATCATACCAATTGTTTTTTTTAGGCAAGTAAATACTTGCTTTAAAAACTTTACTGGTTTTTGGAGTTTTAAATAAATAAACTTCAATAATAGTAGAAGATACTTTTCCGCTTAAAATAGCTCCTTCTGGAAATGTTTCCTCTACATTGTACCCTTTAGATTTAAACTTTTGTAATGCGCTATTAAAATCACCGGAAATTGAAATGCCATCGAAAACTTGTGACATTCCAGTGTTTACTAAAAAGATAATAATTAATGTGGTTGTAATTAGTTTTTTCATTTTTTTTTGTTTTTAGATTATTATTTAGTTTCGTTAATATCTATTATTTTAACATCCTCTCCATCTAACATTGCATCTATAGTTGATTCAATAATTTCTCTTTGACTCGGTGGCAACAAAGAAACTTTTTCACAAATGGCAGGTATAGCAAAAACATCGCTCTCTAATTCTTTTTTGATGCCAGCCCTTATTTCATCATCTACATTTGGATTTGTTAAAAAATCCCTATAAATCCATTTTATTTTATCTATATGCGTTTTAAATAATGCTGCTCCTTTTGATCCGGGATATTGCCTTCTAAAATCTTCATAATGCTCCTCGGCCATCTTTAAGTTTTGAAGCGCGCTTATGATATTTGCTCCTTTCATTTATTAAAATTTAAGTGAGTTCTTTCTAATTCTTGTAAAAACTCTCTTGCTCTTTCAACCTTATGTTGAATTCGTAAAATATCATCTTCATTTCTATCTACTTTAAAAAGCAATATTCTTTCGTTAATATCAATATCATCAAATGTCATATTGAATTCTAATTTCATTGCTTCTTTTATATATTCCGGGCTTTCTTCAGAAATAACATCCATTTTATTAAGCAAATATCTTTTCTCTTGCTCTATAATACCAAAAGGAGTGTTTACAAGGCAATAAGCGATATATGCTTTTTCTGATCCAGTAAGCCACATATAAGACTGAAGCTGCCAATAGTATAAATTATCTAACTTATCTGGTATGTTCCCTAAAAAAGTCCATAAATCATAGCTTGACTTAATATCAATAACCATGTTTGGATTTAATGTAATAATATCTGGGTGGCCACTAATAAAACTATTAGTAAATCTTTCTGTGTTTTTAGAATAGTTTACATTCCAATACTTGTTTAAGAGCTGGATTGAATCATCTTCAACCTCTACTCCTTTTTTCATTTGCTTTGTTTGAATATCCCTTATTCTGCCGTATTTTTCGGCAATGTAAACTTCAATTAAATACTTCTGAGCAGTCTTAGATAAAAGACCAGCTTCTCTGTCTGTTTTTAATTGTGGCTCTGTCATTAGGTAGCCCACTGAGCTAGATCTAATAAGTGTTTCATTAAAATTTATCATGTTAAAATAGTTTTCCTTGCTGTTCAAAATATTGAGAATTTAATCCGAAGTTCTTTCTCATTGCATTGTATGTTTCAAACCATGCTTTTGCTTGAGATTTAGCCATTCTTTCAATTCTCTCACAATATTCAATTGCTTCTTTTCGGTCCTTCATAAGCCAGTATCCTTTAGCGTCAGAAAGAATCATGTAGCCCTTTTTAATTCGCAAATCCCTTATTACCTGCCTGATTTTTCTTAAACTAGATTCTCTTTTTTCTATTTCATATTCCGGATGGCTACCTAACCATTTTTCGGACCTTGCAATTTCTTCTTGTGTTATTCTGTAGTTAGCACTTGATATTAAGCTTAATATGGATTTTTCATCATTAGTAAGTTGCATAATTAAAGGGTATTTAGTTTATTATTATAATGCTCCAATAGTTCAGGGTTATTCTTACTCATTAACTCCCAAGCCTTTAATTCTTCCGGAGTTTTACACAGGTCAATAAACTCTTTAGTTCTTTCAGTTAAAGACTTGCCTGTTTGTCTTGGCTCAATAACAATAGGAGCAACTTCTTCATCTACAACAAATGAATGTTTTTCTAAATTCTGCTTATGATATTCCTCAACAAGGCCTCTCGCAACATCAAGAGCCTTGTCAGCAGACTCTCCTTGATGTAAAAAAACTTCTACGCCAATTTTCTCAGACGTATAATTTCCTAAATTAAATGTTTTTTGATAGTTAACTTTCTCTATGTGCATTGGTTATTATTTAATTCTTGTAACAGTAGTAATTTTATCAGCGTATTTGATTTTAAAAAGCTTTTCTTTATGCTCCTCTTTTTTCTTCAACTGGGAAACCATAACCATAACTGAGGTATATGGGTTTTCTAATAGTAAACTTTCTTCTAAATTTAATTCGCCCACCTTACTCGCTACGGACGTGGGACTAATACTTCTTGCCATGTTTTTATTGTTTTATTGATTACAGGGCAAAATTATATTAATTAATTTAATTAAAAAAATAAATTTAATTAAATTTTTAAAATAAAATACCCCCTATAGAAATAGGAGGTATTTACTAAACTAAATTAACCTAAAAAAACACACAGAGAACCTTGTAAAAATACTAAATTCTACTGACTTTTGAATTTTTTCTTGACTAACTCTAGTTTATGTCGATATTCAACAACTAACCATTTTAATTCATCTCTAGTTGGCTTAGAAACTTGCCTAGCTTGATCTTGTAAAAACTCAACAATACCCGGCTTTTCTAATTCTAAGTTTTTAGCAAAAACCTCAATATTGCCTGATAAAAAACAATTGTCATGTTCGCTTTGAGGCCTGCAATTATCTTCAAGCCATCTGGTTCCAAAGTTTCTTCTGCTTATAAAGTGACCACATTGAGCATCTTGCCATCTCATCTTTTTACCAGATGTGTAACAAAGAACATTGCCATCAACATCCGCGTGCTTACATCTTATGTACTGGCTAAATACAGCGTCTAAATCATCAGTAAGATATTTAATACTTTCTAATTCTTCTTCATCTTCATATTTATCTATTCTTCTTTGAGTAGATTCAATTGTGGCGCACTGTTTGCACATTTTTTTAGAAAAATGGTAATCGAGCTTACCGCATGATACACATACTTTCTTTTTGGTTATAATAGTACTTCTCATAATTAAGATAGGGCGTCAATAATATCAAATTGTTGATCAAGACTTAATCTTCTAGTAATATCAATACCTTCTGAACCAATTACCAGCTCTACGCTGTCTATATGTATACTAGTTTCATCTTCTGAAAAAGTGTGCGTACCATGAAATTCTTCTTCTCTTTCTGGATAGAAAATAGTTGTTTCAGTGTAAGTTACCAGTAACTCACCTTTAAGATCCTCAATCTCGAACATCTTTGTTTTCGTTTCTTGCTTCTTCTTCATTTTCTTTTAATTTATGTAGTTTATTGTTGAAATACCTATACTTTACTGGCTTAGCATCACCTTTCTTTACTTCAATAATCAAATCTAGTCTTTTTGCTAATTCGTAAATCAATTCACTGTTTTCCATGTGCAAATTTAATTAAATTAATTAAACCACAAAATAATTTTAAAAAAAAATTAAAAATATTTGGGAATATAAAATTTGTTACTATTTTTGCTACTCAACAATAAATTTTATGGAAGAAATTAAAACAATGAAGCTTCATGAGAGAATCAAAGAAGCTATGGATGGTCGTACTCAGCGTTGGCTTTCATTAAATGCCAAGATACCAGAATCGGAATTATCACGCAAGATGCAGGGTAAGTTGCTATTTACTGATAGTGAAATAACTCGCATTAATGAAGCTTTGAAAACCGATTTAGTAAACGATTAATAAATTGAAATGCCAAAAGATACATTTTACTTCTCACACGACTATAATGCTCGTAATGATGAGAAGATTAAAAGGCTGATTAGAAAACATGGTATGCAAGGGTATGGTGTTTTCTGGTCCATAGTTGAGGACTTATACAATAATGCGAACGCATTGCGAATGGATTACGATGGCATTGCTTACGATTTAAGAGTGGATAGCGACTTAGTAGCGAGCGTAGTAAATGACTTCGATTTATTCATTTTTAATGGTGAATTTTTTGGCAGTAATTCTGTACAAGAAAGATTAGATCAAAGAAATGACAAAAGTGCAAAAGCAAGAAAATCAGCTAATTACAGATGGGATAATGCGAACGCAGTGCAAACGCAATCCGATAGCAATGCTAAAAAGGAAAGGAAAGGAAAGGAAATAAAAGGAAAGGAAATACATATACCAACTGTTGATGAGTTCTTGGTTTTTTGCAAACAAGATATGCAGGACAATAATTTGAATTATTTTGACTATGAATATTCGTTAAAATCAAAGTATGACGCATGGGTTCAAAATGGTTGGAAAGATGGTCACAATAAAACAATTAAGAACTGGAAAAGCAAAATTCGTAATACAATACCATTTTTAAGCACAATTAAGACAACATCTAAGCAAAACAGTAATAATTATCAAAATCAAGTTGAAGCGGCTAGAAAAGCCTTTAAACCACTAATAAATTAATAATGATAACAGCTTTTAAGAACATTTGGGCAAAAGAGCCAAATTATATAACAATCGAACATGCTTTAAAAAGGGTAAAAGAAGGTAAATCTAAGGTTTTAGTAGAGGAAATTAGAAATACTATTGACAAAGAGAAAGCAGGTGAATTAAAGAAAAATCTTCCATGTATTTGTTTTAGTGGAAAATTTGGTGCTGACCGCAAGGATGAGCAGATAATTACTCATAGTGGTTTTATTGTGCTGGATTTTGACAATGTTTATGACTTAAGGGATAAGCAAACAGAAATAATTTCAAATAACAATGTTTATGCATGTTGGGTAAGTCCTTCTGGTAACGGATTAAAGGCTTTGGTAAAAATAGCAGACGGATCAAAACATAGAGAGCATTTTCAAGCCTTGCAAGAGGTGTTTCCTGAAATAGATAAAAGTGGCATCAATCCAAGTAGAGTTTGTTATGAGAGTTACGATCCAGATATATATATAAATGAAAATGCTGAAGTTTTTAATAAGACAAAAAAGACAGAAAAAATTGTAACTTATGAAAGAACGGATGATGATCAAAAGATTTTTAAAAATATATTAACATGGCTTTCAAATAAAAATGAAGCTTTTGTTACTGGTGAAAGAAATAATTTTATTTTCAAGTTAGCTTCAGCTTGTTGTCGCTTTGGTATTCATGAAATTACAGCAAATGCTATGATTAATAATGAATTTATTTCTAATTCAGAGTTTACTAAAAACGAAGCTGATAGGGCAATTCGTTCTGCTTATAAAGCAAATGCATCAAGATTTAGTTCAGCATCTTTTGATAAAGAAATTTTAATAGATAAGGTTACAAGAAAAGAATTAGAAGTAGAAAAAGCTGTTTTTGATGAGGGGTTAAAGTTGAAGGATGTTATTTATGGTATTGATGTAAAAGAGCAGGCGTTAAGTATATATGATCAAGGTTATGCTAAGGTAGATGGTATTGGGGTTCCTGAACTTGATGATAAATTTAAGCCAAAAAGAGGTGAGATAACTGTATTAACTGGTATTGGAAACTATGGTAAATCTTCTTTTAAAAAGTGGTATCAAGCAATGAGAATTATTTTGTATGGAGAAAAGTTTGCTTCCTTTGCGCCAGAAGATAATCCACCAGAAGAATATTACCATGATTTTGTAGAGATTATTTTAGGATGTGATTGTAGTCCCAATAATCCAAATAGACCATCTAGGCAAACATACGAATATGTATATGATTTAGTTTGTAAGCACATGTTTTATGTATATCCTAAAGATGTATCTCCTACCCCACAGTATGTAATGGAGGTTTTTTTAGAGCTTATAGTTAAAGAAAATGTAGATGGAGTGGATATTGATCCGTTTAACCAAATGGCAAACGAGTATAATAAGTTCCAAAGAAGTGATAAATATTTAGAGTGGGTTTTATCTGTATTTGCAAGGTTTGCTCAAATAAACAATATTTATTTTTGGATTATAGCCCATCCGGTAAAAATGCAAAAAGGTGGAGATGGTAATTATCCATGTCCCGATGTTTTTGATTTGACTGATGGTGCAATGTGGAATAATAAAATGGATAATATTTTAGTTTATCATAGGCCTTATGCTCAGACGGATCCACAAAATCCCACTTGTGAGTTTTACAGTAAAAAGATTAGACGTCAAAAGGTTGTTGGTAAAAAAGGATTTATTGTTTTTGAGATGTTTTTCAAAACTAGAAGATTTTTATTTGATGGATTAGATGTATTACAGAAGGTTTTAAACGAAAATAACATTAACTTTAATCCAAATAATAAAAACAAACAGCAGGTAATAAGTAACGAATGGATTCCTTTTGAAAGCGAAAATGATGAAAATATTTTTTAATAATAAAACAAAAAACAAATGTTAAAGATTCAAATGATTGGAAGGTTAGGTCAAGACTCAATTGTAAATGATGTAAATGGTAAAAAGGTTGTAAATTTTTCAGTTGCACATTCTGAAAAATACAAAAACAATCAAGGAGGTGAAGTTAATAAAACAACATGGGTATCCTGTGCGTATTGGACAGATAAGTTAAATATTGCAAATTATTTAAAGAAAGGTACATCTGTTTATTTAGAAGGAAAGCCTGAAGTAAAGACTTATGTTGATAAAAATTCTGGAAATATTTTACCACAATTAACTATGAGAGTAATTAGCCTTCAGCTTATTTCAAGCAACAATAGTGCGACTGAAGAAAAACAAAGTGTAAATAATTTTTCTGAACCAGCAGATGATATGCCATTCTAGGTATGTATATTCACGAACTTAAAAATATTATAGATGTCGAAACCCCACTCGGAAAAGGTAAAGCAATCGCATGGATTGATTACGGAAGCGAAGTCAACACTGTTTGGAAAGTCGTATTATACCACAATGGTATGGTCAGGAACTTTTACGACACCGATATTATCGTATACCCAAATTACATGGGTGGGGGAAATGTTGACTTAGATTATTTTAAAAACAAAAAAATATAGTTATGGCAAAAGTAACAAACAGTTCTGCTAAAATGACTTTTGGCAAAAGAAAAACCGGTAGCGCAAAAAAATCTTATAACAAACATTCTCCTAAGCCTAAGAAGTACAGAGGACAAGGTAGGTAAAATAAATAATTATGAATAATAAAGCTGCAAAAAAATTAAAAAGATTGTCAGTAGCCCTTGCTGTTGGATCCGGTAAAACATTGGAAGATGCAGAAAGAATCTATAAAAACCTAAAATCAGTGCATAAGGCAAATAAAAAAGCCCCTAAAAAATAGGGGCCAATTTATATTTTTTTTACAGATTAAGCGTTAGCTGCTGCGTTAATTTGAGCAACTGTTGCAGTAGTATAATATAGAACTGCTTTTTGGTTTAATCCTGTAGGAAGAACTTGAACAATTGAGTTCATAGATACACCATTTGCGGTTGTTGCAACTGGTACTGGATAAGCTAAAAAGCTTTGTGCTGGGAAAGCAAATACAATACCAGAAGTTGCTGGAGTGCCGTTAGGGTTTACTAAATCATATTGATTTCTGCGATATGCTGTAACTGAAACTATTTGTGCCATTTTATAATGTTTTTATTTGTTTTTTAATGTTTGATTAAGCTGCTGTTGTAGTTGTGGTCGTTGGAGCGGCAGTTGTGGTTGTGGTTGTTTGAGCACCTCCACCATTGATAGCTGCCACTAATCCTGCTACGGTTGCATCAGAATAGAACTTAGTAGATGGTTGATTAAGTCCGTTAGGGAATAAATCAATCACAGAGTTCATTTGTACGCCATTTGCAACAACATTGCTTGCTGTCACTTGAATAGCGTTTGTTGGGAAAGAAAATAATACTCCAGACGTAGCTGGCGTACCATTTTGATTGAATAAATCATCTTGGTTTTTACGATAAACATAAACGGATACTTGATTTGCCATTTTTTTTGATTTTTTTTTGTTAAATTTTTTATAATTGGGCAATACAAATATAATAAATTTTGTTAAATATATGAAATGATTAACTTTGAATTAAATTAATTAAACTAATGAAATTAAAAGCACCTAAAAACAGGGTAATTATTCAAATAGATTTAGAGAGTAAAAACACCCACACTTTTTCTGATGGTACTAAAATCAGACTTGAAAGACAGTATGATAATTTCAACATGCGTTATGTAAAGCCCGTAAATGCAACCGTCATAGATGGAGCAGGTATTCCAGAGGGTTCTGATATTTTAATACACCATAACGCAACGCACGACACTTATAGAATATTTAATTACAGGCCCCCCACCCTTGAAGCATCCTCTGAGGTTAGGATTTTTTCTATACCTCAAGAGGAGTGTTTCTTGTGGAAGGAAAGGGGTACAAATGACTGGAAAACATTAAACAATTTTATTACCGGATTAAGAGTATTTGAGCCATATAAGGGATTAATTCAGGGTATTGAGCACACTTTGATTAGAAATAAAATCTATGTTACAAGTGGACATTTGAAAGGGAAGGTTTGTGATACAGTTAAATCTGCTGATTATCAAATTATTTTTCAGGGAGAAGATGGGCAAGAGGAAAGTATTATAAGACTTAGGCATTGGGAGAATGAGGAGAATAGTAGAGAGGAGATAATTACTATAGATTATGCATCTACCGAATTGGTAGAAAAAGGTGATTTATATGTGGGCATTACAGTTTCAGATGCTAAAAAATTAAATTAACTATGTCAGCAGAGTTAGAATTAAAAATAAAAGAATTAGAGAAATCTAATGCTTATTTAAGTGGTAAGTTAGCTTATTATGAGCAGGATGGTGCAATTAAATTGTATTATAGCCTTCAAAGAAAGGCTAATGAGATGGCTGAATTGCTTAATAGAATCAATTTGTTGGACATAGAATTAATTGATCCTAAAGACAAATCTTTTGAAAGATTGCAAAAACTTTGGTCGGAAGCTGGTACTATAACAGAGTCAATTAGAGCTCTGGAGGTGTCTGCTGGCATCAATCAAGAAGGTAAAGAAGGTAAAAAAGAGGCAGTTGTTGTTAATAAAAGACCATTTTCTCCAGAAAGTGTTGCTGATGAGATTGGCGAATTAGCAGGTAAACGCATATAATTATGTACGAAAAAATCGAGAATGGTTCCACGATTCACATTCAGGGGTTAGATTGTAATCTTCCTCCGGAGGGTTATGTGTTTAATATATTGACTAAGCAGGTTGAGTATAGGGGAGTTTATAAGCGTTCTGATGTTCAGTCTGAGCAATATTGGAAAAGAATACCGCTCCCTAGCTGGTATGCAGACACAATGAAAGAGTGGGATGAATATGATAAGAAGAAAAAAGACGAAGCTCCTGAGTTTTATAATGAAAAATTAGAGGAGTTTAAAAAGCAAGAATGGGATAGGAGGTTGAATGGTTTTTGGTACATGAATAATGGGAACGCTACTTATTTAACAGGTATGCACTATTTGTATTTACAATGGTGGAGTATAGATATTGGCTATCCTAAGTTCAGGATACCGGATTTAGAGAAGTTCTATTTTATGGAGTATTGCATACAAGATCCACTTTGTATGGGTATGCTAGAAGTTACAAAAAGACGTTTTGGTAAGTCTTTTGTGGCTGGTTTGTTTGTAACAGAATATACTACCAGAACAAAAATGACAAATGGTGGTATTCAATCTAAAACAGGTTCTGATGCTAAGAAATTCTTTGCAAAGACGGTTGTAAATCCATTTAGAAGGCTACCTAAGTTCTTTAGACCTGAATATGATATGTCTTTGGGGGTTAATCCAAAGTCAGAAATGCGTTTCCAAAAAACAAACGTAAGGGGTAAAAAGGCTGAAGAAAACGTAGACAAAGATGAACTTGGTTCGGTTATTGACCATCAGTCAGCAGATACCGTAGCTTATGATGGACAGAAATTACACAGGTATGTAGCGGATGAGTGCGGTAAAACAACGGAAGTTAACGTATATGATAGACATGAGGTTGTGCGTTATTGCTTGTTAGATGATGAGGGTAAAATTATTGGTAAAGCTTTATATACAACTACTGTAGAAAAACTTACATCTGAAAAAGACGGGGTTCAAGATGCCTTTAAATTGCTTTGGGAAGAAAGTAATCAAGAAAAAAGGCAAGATAATGGTACCACCTCTAGTGGACTTTATAGGTTCTTTATGTCAGCTAAAAGGACCAGAAACTTTGATGATTTTGGGTATCCTGACGAAGAAAAGACTTTGTTGCAAATCGAAGCTGATAGAGAAACCGTTAAAAATAACCCAAGAGCTCTATCTGCTCGTATTAGAAAAGAGCCGCTTACAATTGATGAAGCATTTAGTACCGATTCGGATAAGTGCATATTCAATGTCATGAATATAGGCGCAAGAGAGATTTATTTAAAAGAAAATCCCGTCTTGAAAAGAAAGGTTATATTTTATAGAGATATGGACCAGACTGTTAAGTGGAGAGAGGCTACAGAAAAAGAGGAGGATTTTCATTGGAAAATAACTCAATTCCCGGCAAAAGGTGAGGAAAATAAATACCTATACGATCTTAAATTAAAGAAGCCGGGCAGAGTTCATGATGGAGCTATTGCAATTGACGGATATAGTAATAGTCAGGGTGGTAAGTTTGGATCAAAGGCATCTGCTTGGATTGGTCGCAGATATGATATGATGGATCCAAAAAACACAGGCAAGGCTATTGGCCATTTGTACGGGCGCCCACAGGTTAAAGAAACACTACACGAGCAGGTTATGTTAGCTGCCGAATACTATGGGTATAAGGCTTGGTATGAGCATAATAGTGATGATTATTTATCTTATTTTAGGGACAGGGGAAGGGTTGGTTATCTTGGCTCATATCCATTGACTTCTATTGATCCATCAAAAAGAGAAAATGCCGAAAGATATAAAGGATTCCCAACAACTCCTTTTAGCCTAACAAAGCAAGCTGATACAGGTATTATGTACTTTGAGCATCATATTGATTCAATAGACTTTGAGAATTTATTAGATGACGCTAAGAAGTTTGATCCTAATAATAGAACTGATTTTGACCAAACGGTATCATTTTTGATGCTTTTAGTGTGCCTAATGGAACCAGTACAAAAACAAGAAAAAAGAGAGCCTCTTGTAAAAACTTATGTTCCTTCATTAAGTTAAATATTTTTTTTACTTTTGTTTGTGGGATATTTATTATATTTGACAATAAAATAGGTTAAAATTGGCCTCAAATCCATTAGACATAAATCCTTATAACGGCAGCGGTCAGTCTTTAAAAGACTTTCAGTTGACTACAAACGTGCCTTCTAAATTAGATTTAGATTACGGAAGAAAAGTTGCCCAAAATATCTATGGAACCATTTATGGTAACCAGTCGTATTTTTGGATTAGAAATAATCGTTTTAGAAAAAACAGACAAATTGCTAATGGCAAGATTGACATGAGTGTATTTCTTGACCGCTTAGAAATGAACGGTAAGAATAACTATGTAAATATCAATTGGAAGTCTATTGTTATTGGTAATACTATTGTTTCAAGATTGGTTGGTTCTTGGATGAATCGCAGAGAGAAAATAAATGTTACTGCTGTTGATCCAACATCTGCTAAGATTAAAAAAGAAATTGCTGATGAAGCTGAATTTGTTTATCAAAATAAAGAAATTTTAGCTCAACTACAACAAGAGTCTGGGGTTCCGGTTATTCCTCAAGATCAATTTATTGCAGAAGATAAAGAAGATTTAGATCTTTGGGTTAGTGAATTTAATCGTTTGCCCGAAGAAATTAAATATAGCTTAGGTATCAATAATGTATTTGATGCTAATGGCTGGAACGCTGTATTAAAACACAGGATACTTCATGATAGTGCGGAAGTAGGTTTAGTTTGCACATATACATGGATGGATGATGAAGGTGAAATTCATGTAGATTGGATTAGGCCGGAAAATGCTATTTATTCTTATTCTGATTTTGCTGACTTTAGAGATACGACATATAGAGGTCATATTTCATCAATGAAGATTAGTGAATTAAGAGCAAGATATGGTAAGGCCGGAAACGGTAATTTATCTGAAGAAGAAATATTTAAGATAGCTCAGTTTTCAAAAGAGTATCAATTAACTGACAAGATAAAGTGGATGCAAGATTGGAACGTAGCTTATTTACGTCCTTATGATGAGTGGAATATTGACTTGATGAATTTTGAAATCAGAACATTAGATTCTGATGGTTATACTGTAACCAAAACAAAAAAGAATGGCAGCACTATTATAAGAAAAGGTAAGCCGGAAAAACTTGATGAAAATCAAGAGTATGTAGAGGAGAAGAAGTGGAATATATATAAAGGAGTTTATTGCCCTAACACAAAAACAATGCTTGAGTGGGGCATTAAGAAAAATATGATTCGTCCGCAAGATCCAAAAGAAATGGGCAATGCGGAGTTTTCATATAGTTTCTACATGTATGATTTATACGACATGAGAAACGTAGCTGTTCCTGAAAAAATTGAAGAACCAATTGAGCAAATGATTTTAGCTAGATTGAAGATTCAGCAAATGGTATCTAAAATGGTACCAGCAGGTGCTTCAATTGATGTTGATGCATTGCAAGAGCTGGACTTAGGTTTAGGTGATTCAGTTAAGCCTTTAGATGTTCAAAAAATATGGGAACAAACTGGTAAGCTTTATTATCGTGGTAGAGATGCTGAAGGCAATCGTATTCCTGTTCCTATTAATGAATTGGCTAATACAGGTTTTGCTCCTCAGCTTCAGGCTTTGATTCAGCTATATCAATTCCACTATCAGGTATTAAAAGACGAGTTAGGTGAAGATCCTAATTTAATGAATCAGGCGGCACAGCCAAGAGTTGCTGCTTCTAACATTGAAGCTTCAAGACAATTGGCTAATAATGCAACTGATTATATGTATGATGCATACTTATATGTAATGGAAGAAACTGGTAAAAAAGTTGCTTGCTTATTAAATAAAAGTGTGACTCATGGATCAAAAAAATATAGAGATATTTTAAGACAAGAGGAGGTTAAGGATAGAAATTTCGTAGCTAAAGTTCAAATGCTTCCTACTGACTTAGAGATTGTTAAGTTGGAAGCAATGATGAATAATGCTATCACATCTAATCCTCAACTTGTACTTTATCTTGATCCTTTTAAAATTATGAGAGTGGCTAAGGAGAATGTAGAACTTGCGGAACTCTATTTTAGACAAGCTCAAAAGAAATATATAAAGACAGAGCAAGAAAAGGCTCAAACAAATAGTGAGCAAAATGCTCAAATACAGCAAGCAAGCATGCAGGCTAAAGCTCAAGCTGACGCAGCTTTACAGGCGGCTCAAACTCAGTCAAAGCAAAAAGAAATTGTTTTACAGGGTTTATTTGACTTAGCAAAAGCTGGAATTTCAGTTCCTTCTGAGCTTCAGCAAGTTGTTAGTGGGGTAATTCAGAATTTTGATGTTCCATTAGAAATGGAGAATCAGCAAATGATGCAGAATATTCAACAGCAACAAATGGAAGAAGAGCAAATGGCTCAGCAACAAGGTCAACCTCAAGGCCAACCTCAAGGCCAACCTCAAGGCCAGCCTGAAGAAGAAGTAATTGAAGAACAAGAACAATTTCAAACAGCATAAAATATAAAAAATGGCAAATGCAACTAAAATATTAATTAGGCTTACTAAATTTAGTTCAAAAATTAGTACAGTAGTAGATTGTACGCAGGACTTTAATGCAAATAATAGTTATTATCAAGACGTTTCTGGATGGGATGTTGCGGTAGTTCAGTTGGTAAATCCGGGAACTACAGTATTATTCAATACAACAAATGATGATGGTTCTATTACAGGTCAATTATCACCTGCGCCTGAAGTTCCATTGTATTGGACTCCGGTTTTAGGTGTTAATTTATCTACAAAAACAGATGTATCTTCATTGGCCGCAAGTGGTCTAGTTAGTTTTGGTATCATTGGTAAGTATTTACAGCTAATTGCTTCTGGTTCAACCACAACAACAACAACTGCTGCACCATAATATAAATCAAAATAATTAAATAAAATGGCAAATTCAGTAGCATACGTTTTATCAAAAAATACATACCCATCAGCAGCAGAAGCTTATAATGTTGGTGTTGCTCAGGGTACACAAATAGTTTACACAACTACATATACCTTATCAAACTCTAATATCCTTTATGCTGATAGCAAATTAACGCTTCCAGTTTATGGAGATGGTTCTAGTTGGTATGGTATTCAGCTTTTAACGAATGAAAGCGTTAAATATGCAATAACTATTGATGTTGATAGCACAATAGTTATAGACTAAAATAGAAACCAAATAAGCATTTATGCAAGAAACAAATAACATGCAAGCGCCAGTAGAACTTGCAGAAGGCTTCAATCCGTTTTCGGATGAACAACAAATCAAAAAGGCAGAAGAAGCCCCTGCCAATAACACAGCCGCTGAAAGTCCAGTGGTAAACGAATCTGCTTCTACTGTAGATTTTACGGAAACAATCGCTCAAGCAGAACCTCAATTATTTGATCCAAATGCTTTTATTAAAGAAAGATTTGGATTTGATACAGTGGATGAAGCAGAGCAAGAATTCATGAGATTAATTGAAGAAAGAGAGCAACAACCTAAATTCGATTTCTCTGATGATATTAGCAGAACCTTATTTGATGCAATCAGAGAGGGTAAAACAGATGATGTTTATGATATTTTAAGTCAACAAAAAAGACTTGAAAAATTAACTACTGCTGAAGTTACTCCTGATTTAGCTTATGATATTATTAAGACTAATATTCAAAACAAATATCAGGATTTAACAGCAGATGAGGTAGATCTTTTATTTTATGAATCTTATAATTTTCCTCCTAAGCCTGAACAAGGCTATGAAGAAACGGATGAGGATTATAAGGAAAAGCTTCAAAACTGGCAATCACAAGTTGATTTCATTGAAAAAAGAATGGTAATTGACGCAAAAGTTATTAGACCAGAATTAAACAAATTAAAAAGTGATTTAAAATTACCTGATATTTATGGTTTGGGTGAATACGAATCAGCGCTTCAAGAAGAAAATGAAGTGTTACAGCGTGCTAGAACAAACTATGAAAAAGCTTTAGATTCTCAATTTAATTCATTTGGCGGTTTTAATGTATCGGTAAAAGACGAGGAAGTTGAAATACCAATATCATTTAACGTAGCTGATGAAGAAAGATTGGCATTAAAACAAGATTTATCAGATTTTGACGGTGAAGCGTATTTAGAAAACAGATGGTTTAACGAGGCAGGAGAACCGAATGTAAAACAAATTATGGCCGACAAATATGTTCTTGAGAATTTGCCTAAAATCTTGCAAAAGGTAGCAAATGAAGCAGCATCTCAAAGATTGTTAGCTCATTTGAAAAAAACGGGTAATATTACCCTGAATCAACAATCGCCTCAAGGTGCGGTACAACAAAGTCCAAACGCAGACATGGATAGACTTGCTGCATGGGCTTTTAGTTCGTAAATTGATTATTGCTTTGGCAAAGCATTAAAAACAAAATTTTAACAAAATGGCTGGAATACCAACCTCAAACATTCTGCAACCGGGTGCAATATCGTTGCAAACGCAGAATAGGCAACTTATGGTTGACCTACAATTATTAACTCCTCAGTACTACAAGCAGTACACTGAGAAGTACGGTAACGAAGATTTTACATGGTGGTTAGCTGCTCACGCTGGCATGGAAGAAGTAAAAAACCAAAACTTCTTCTGGTTTGAAAACAGAGGTAAATTAATGCCTGCTGTAACAAACAACGGTACTGTAGCTGCATCTGTAGGTGCTACTGTTACTCTTACATTAGGTTCTGAAGCTTACTACAACAACGGTACTGAAACTCCATTAAGAGTTAACGAAACTTTGCGTGTAGCTTCTTCTAACGTAGAAGGTGTTATCTTATCAATTGATAGCACAACTCCATACGCATGGACTTTCACTGTACGTCCAAAAATTTCAACTCAGCGTTTTGCTTCTGCTGGTTCTACTAGCTTATTAGCAGGTGAGGTGTTATTATTTGGTGGTGATGTAGATGCTGGTGAAGCTTCAACTCAAATCAACCCACTTATCCATTTGGATCAGAAGTATAGCAACAACATCACAGAAATTCGTGACGGTTGGAGCAATACTGACTTAGCTCAAATGGCTGAAACATACTATGAGTATCCAGTATCTGCTGATATGGCTGCTAATGGTGTGACTGCATTTACCTACAAAGGTATGTACAAAACACTTGTACGTTTCAAAAACAACGTAGAAGCAAAACTTATGCGTGGTAACATCCAGAACAACACAGGTTTATCTAACTCTGTTGGTGCTCAAGGTATTATCCCTAAAGTTGTTGCTGATGGTGAAACTGTAGGATACACTGCTGGTTCTTTAGACATCGCTAAACTTCATGAAATTACTCGTATCATGGATGTTAACGGTTGTGCTAAGCAATCTGCATGGTTATCAGATATCTTCCAAAGACAAGATTTCTCTGATGGTATCTTCGCAGCTTACCCTGCTGGTGCTTTCGTTTACGGTCAAGGTGAAAAATCAAAAGAGGCTTCTGTAGCTTATGGCTTCCAAGAAATCTACATTGATGGTTATTTACTTTCTGTAAAGAAGTACAGCCAATTCAACACTGAAGTAACCACTGGTTTAACTCCACAGGATGATTACTTCCGTAATTTTGGTTTAATCTATCCAATGGGTGAAACTAAGGATAGCCGTACTGCTCAAGCTTACAAGAATATCACTATTATGTACCAAGAACCTCCTAAAGGTGGTACAGTTGGTAATGGTATCCGCGTATGGCAATATGGTGGTGGTTCTCCAAACCCAACTGATGGAACAATGACTAATCAAATCGCTATGTTGACTTACCGTTCAACTCGCGTTTGTGCAGCAAACCAATTCATCATTGTACAAGCTAACTAATTAGTTTATACTTAAATTTTAGGGTAGCGGCAACTTTATTGATTGTCGCTACCTATTTTAAACATTTAAAAACCATTTTATGGCACGTTTAAAGGATGTGAACTATTCGCAATCAGGCGGAGAAGATTCAATACAACAGGTTAGGAATATAGAAGAAGCTCAGATAGCTATGCATGAAGCTCCTAGTGATACTGGACTTTCATACAAGGTTTTTAAGCTTACTGATACAGGTAAAAAAGGCAAATACCACATGGAGGGTATTGATGATGTTTGGGATCCAGACAAAAAAAAGATGGTTAGAATTCGTCTTTTAAGAGGTTTTCCTAGTATTTACATGGAAGATCAAAAAAATCTTGAACCACAATTCATTAGTTCTAATAGAAGAAGCTTGGTATTTGACGCTAGAATCTTAAGGGTTCCAGATTATGATACTTCCGCTATTGAATTTTTGCAAAAGTGTAATTCAAATGTAGATAATCCAAACAAAAAAGGCACAAGAAAATTGACATTTTTTGAATGGAATCCGCAAAGACAGGCAGAAGTTGAACGTAAAAAGCGTCTTGACAGGATTGAGGCTATTAAATTTGCAACCATGGCTTCAGTAGAAGATATGCGTAAGCATGCTAACTACTTGGGCATCAATGCTACTGATGATTTAGGATTTCCTAAATCTGATGATGCAATGAGAAATGATTATGAATTATACGCTGAATCTCAGCCTAATAAATTTATGCAAAGTGCTGGAAGTAAAGAAGTAGAAGTTGCGTTTGTAGTTAAAAAAGCTATTTTAGACTCTAAGATAGACCTTACAGCAAAAGCAGGTTCTGCATATTGGGCAAATGATGGTGGATTTATCTGTAAGATACCTACCGGAGTTAGACCGCAGGATTATTTAGTAGAATATGCTATGCTTCCTCAAGAAGAAAGTAAGCAGTTCTTAAATCAGCTTAAAAAGCTTAAGTAGTCCCCATACCCATCATATATAATAAAAAGTCCGTAGCCTAAAAATTACGGGCTTTTTTATTTTTGTTTTTCGTATATTTGTTATCATATATAACGCCCGAATACATGAATGTTAATGATATGTACCGTATTTGCCAATATGCCATTAACAAGGCGCAAAACGGTTATTTAACGAGTTCTGAGTTTAATCTCTTAGCAGAGCAAGCTCAAGTTTCTTACACTGATTATTTAGTCGGTGAATTTCAGCAGTATCAATATGGTAGACCTCAAGCAAGAATATCTTATAGCGAGAATAGCACTATTAGACAACGTGTTACTCCTTTATTAAATACAGCTACATTATCAATAAATGGATCTGGATTTGCACCTTATCCTACTGGATACTTGCAGACTGATTCTATGATTAAAATAGCAAATTTTTCAAGAGTTAGATTTGTAGATCAAGATAGGCTGTATTCTTATATGAATAGTACAATAGATCCAATTGCTAGTAACCCAATTTACATGTTAGTAAAAGATGGTTTTCAGTTTTACCCTATTAATTCATCTACTGCAACACTTAGCTATTTAAAAACTCCTACTCCAATAGTTTGGGGTTACACATTAGATGGCAATGGACGTCAGGTTTATAGTGCTGGTTTAAGTACGCAACCTGTGTGGTCAGATTTGGATTTATTAGATATTATTAGCAGAATACTGAAGCTTGTTGGCGTTAACTTGCAAAATGGTCAAATTGAACAATACGCAAATCAAGTAACACAAATAGGACAATAATGACTAGGAATCAAATAATAGAAAGGGTATTAAGGCAAATATATAACGGGCAGCCGTCTGATGATTCTAATATCACATACGGATTAGTTAACCAATGGCTTAATGATGCTATTGGGGTAGCTGCTAAAAAGAACTATACAGATAATATCCAAATGGATGGAGTGGCTTATGTAAATAATTCATTCTACACTACTTTTAAAGATATTACTGTAACAGACGAAAACAATAATACATATAAAATCGCGTTACCACAGTTACCTGTGGCACTTGGTAGAAATGAAGGAGTTGCTAGTTTGCAATTTAAGGGATCAAAAGCAACAGATCCTATTTCTCATTCGGCAATACCATTAAGCGTAAGTCAATTGGGTTATATTGAAAACATAAGACCTATTCAAAATAAGATTTTATTTTGGCATGAAGGCGATGCGTTATATGCAAAAAGTACAGTAAATTTAACAAGATATAAAGGCATTGTAAGAATGGTAAGTGGAGGAGATAGTACAAATCTAAATTCAACACTATTTATACCAGATGATTACATGCCTGTAATTGTAGAATATATTAAAGGTCAATTAGCATTTGAGAAATCAAGGCCTATAGATCAAAGTAATGACGGAGTAGATAACTAAACTAAAATATATGAAACCACTTAGAGATTTTGTTTTAATTAAACCATGCGCTCCAGATGAATTTACAGAAGGGGGATTATTTATTCCAGAAAGCGCAAGAGAGAGAAGCAGTAAAGCTGAAGTTGTAGAAGTTGGCAATGGGACACGCCATATCAAAATGGAAGCAAAAAAGGGTGATAAAATATTTCACATAAAGGGCGCTGGAGATGAGTTTATCATAAACGGAGAGCCCCATTATCTTATACGTCAGGTAGATATTCTATCTTATGTTTTAAATAATTAAAGATGGCATCGCAAATAAGAAATTACATAACATTAGATTCGGTAATCAATGATTATATTGACGAAAGTGAGCAGAGTATACACAAGTATGCAAAACTTTACAATATAGCTTATAGAGGTATGGAAAGGCTAGGATTAGACTTTTTTTATAAAATTAAGTCTGTAAAAATAGCTGTTGATACAACTAACTATACTGTTAGGCTGCCGAATGATTATGTTAGCTATACTAAAATAGGTGTGCTTAATGCAAAAGGAGAAATCATACCATTGAAGTTTAATAGCAAGATGACTTTCTTTGGCGATGAAATGGCAAATAGACAAGCATTGACCGATGACAATACTCTTGTTGACTGGTATCAGCAAGACGTTCCTATTTTTTATAACTATTGGGACGGTTATGGTTTTACTAATATTTATGGTATCCCTAGTGGATCTCCAAATGTTGGTTCTTTTAATATAGATGATGCTAATGGTGTAGTTCTGTTAAATCAGAATTTTTATTATGATTATCTTATGATTGAATATTTATCTAGTCCAGATCCTCAGCAGCAATTCATGATACCTCTACATTTTAGAGAAGCTATGCTTGCTTGGTTAGCTTGGAGAGATATAGCTAGTATGCCAAATACAAGAAAAGGTGCATTGGGTGACAAAAGAGAAAGAGAAAGAAACTACTACAATCAAAGAAGATTGGCAAATGCTCAATTTAAGCCTTTATATTTAATGCAGACTTACGAGTGGAATTTAGAAAATCAAAGAATGACAGTTAAGGGATAAGATATGATTATAAATAACTCTTTTAATGGAAAGCTGAATTTAGATGATGCAGAATATAGGATCAGCAATGGTGATTATTTAGATGCTCTTAATATAACTAAGGATGCTCAAGGAAGAGGTCAAGATGAAGTTATATCTAATATTGTAGGTAATACTTTATTGTCATATACATTACCATCGGGTATAAATAAAGTAATAGGATTTTATCCTGATAAAATAAGAAGTAGAGCTTACTACTTTGTTTGGAATAGTAATAATTATCATAGCATATTGTATTACGATATTGATAATGATATTGTTGTAAAGGTTCTTCAAAGCAGAACGGATAGTGATAATATTGATATTTTAAAATTTAATCCATCTTATAAAGTTCTTTCTGTTAATATTTTTTATAGAGATGATGAAGGAGATATTTTATATTTTAATGACGGATTAAATCCTCCAAAAAGTATAAATGTATCTGCAACTTATGGGACTTCTTGGAAAGAAGAGTATTTGCTAATTGCAAAGGCTCCACCAATTATGCCTCCTAAAGTTGTTTATGAAAATGACACTACTGTAACTGTAAACAATTTAAGAAATGCTTTATTCCAATTTTCATATAGATTTGTTTATGATAATAACGAAAAATCTGTATGGAGTTCAAAGAGTATTGTTCCATTACCTCAGCAACCAACTTTGCAGTTAACAGAAAGTAATTATTATAATAATTCAAGAATATCCGTATCTGTTTCAACTGGAGATGCTAATGTTAGGGCTATTGAAATATCTTTTAGGGAAACAAAAAATCAAACCACTAGTGATTGGTATTTAATAAAATCTTTTGACAAAGCTGAATTGTTAATCGGGGATAATCAAATTTATACTTATAAATTTTACAATGATAGTATTTATAATACTATAGATGTCCTTGAAACAACTCAGCTTCAGGATTATGTTCCACAAAAAGCAAATGCTGGAGAGCTTGCGAATGGTAATGTTTTGTTATACGCAGGTATTACAGAAGGATATGATAAGACGGATATGAACTTATTGTCTTATTCTGCAAATCCTGTTTTATCTTCTTATTATTACGATCAGCCGGGACTTTTATTTTTTGCTTCTTGCAAGGGAAAAGACAGCGGAGTTTCTGGTAATGAGATGAAGATATATGTATTTGGTACTGGAACTAATTCTTCAAATGGAACAATATCTGTTCTTAATAATCCATCTGGTCAGTATTCTATTAATGCAGTAAATGATTCTGGTAATTATATAGGTTCTACTTATGCTTACAATTCATCTACTCCATTATCTGTATCTACTTTTTTATCTAATATATCAACTGCCTTAGGAATTAATGGATGGTCAGAGGTTTCATTGGCTGACAATGTTCTTACAATGTCATATCCAACTTCATTTACATTATATTCTAGCGGAGTTAAATATAAAAATGTTACCGGTAATCCCGATAATACGGTTTTTGCAAATTCTTGGAATTCTGGTTATCAATATGCTGTTCAGTATTTTGATGCTCAGGGTAGAACAATTGGAGCTCAAACTAAAATAGATGCCGCTTTTAATACCCCTGATAATCCCGGTGTAAAATATCCTCAAACATTTTTACAGATAAAAAATAGACCTCCATTAGAGGCTGTTTATTATCAGGTATTAAGATCAAATACTACAACTTATAATAAAAGATTATTTTGGATATGCGAATCAGCATATAGAAGTCCTTTATCTGGTGTAAATGTTGGGGTTTTTAATACTCAAGAGTTTGCTTATATAGGAATAGGAAATATAGCTGATTATAATAAAGAAATAAGTTCAACAGAAAATGTTGTATCTTATTCTTTTACTCCCGGCGATAGGATAACTTTTTTAAAAAGATATGATGCATCTGGAAATGAAAAAGCAATAAAAGTTGTTGATTATGAAATATTAGGTGTTGAAAATTCTATTTTAACAACAGCTGGCGATATAGTTGGCACTTTTGTTAAGATAAAATATCCAAAAGATGATATAAATTCAGATTTTAATTTTAATGGATATTTGGATTTGAATTTTATGCATTATGAGATTTTTTTATATAATCTTACAAGTGCAGCAGATGTTAGTCAAAGATTTTTTTATGAATTTGGTAAGTGTTTTGGTATTGGAAATGCTGGAACATCAAACGCTTATCATATAGGTCTTGAGCAAACTCAGTCACCAACAAATCCTACAGGCGTTCCTGCTATAGTTTCTGCTACAACCGGAGATTTCTTTTATAGAAAAAGACAGGTTCCATTTAGTGATGCAAATGTATTTGATTCGGGTGATCAAGATGTTAATGTTCCTACGACAAGTCCGGGATATTATAGAACAATAAACATCAAGCCTAAATTCCCTATTGATACTCCAGATTATAGTATTCAAACAGAAGTTGAAAATGATGCTTCTTATATATATGGAGCATATCCAACTTTTACTGACCAAGCATTTTTCTATAATAAGAGTACAGGCGATATAATGATTAGAGTTGCTTTTCAAATAAAAGTTACATCTACTTATGCCCTTCAGGATATACCAAATATTGTCTTATTGCAAGTAGATGCTACTAGTAAGACTTATGGTAATATGTTTTTTACTAAAACAGGTGATTTATCTACTGGGGCATTTTTAACATGTGATACGATAATAAGGGTTCCAGCAAAAACTAAAATTTGGTTTGCTATAGATGGTCAGGATTGTTATGTAGGTAATTTTAAACTTACATTCAATGTATTAAAAAGCAAAGTGATTGACATTATTGAAAGTAGTTTTAGTGACAATTATAATCTTGTTACAAATAGTAATGGTCGTCCTTCTGTTGTAGATGAAAATGCTAAAAAAACATATTTCCCTACTTTGATTAGATTTAGTGGCGCTTATCAAGTGAATACTAATTTAAATGCAACAAATAATTTTCAGTACGAAAATTTCGATGAATACGATAGAAGTTTTGGTGATGTGATAAGGCTTCATGTTAGGGATAGATACTTAAAAGTTTATCAAAAGTTCAAGGTAGGAAACGTTCCTATTTTGACTCAGATTGTAAAAGATAGTGTTAATAATCCATTGCAAGCTAATACTGATAAATTAATTAATAAGATTCAATATTATGCTGGTGATTATGGTATTGGCGATGCGGCTACAAGTTTGGCATGGAATAACTTTGCCGATTATTTTGTAGACAATTATAGAGGAGTGGTATGTAGATTAAGTCAAGATGGTATTACTCCGCTTAGTATTATTTATAATACTAATGCTTTTTTTGTTCCTGCTTTAAAGAATTATGATCAATCATTGAACAATGGTGTAACCGCTAATGGTGGTGTTTATACTGGTAACCCTTGCATATATGGTGTTTTTGATGCTTATACAAATAGGTATATAATTGCAATGGAAGAAATTAACAGATATTCTGATTGTAATTTTAATGGAGGCAGTGCTGTTGTAATAGGATCTGTTAGCACAACTACGACTACTACAACAACAACTATTGCTCCAGTTCCTTCATATAGTAAGATTTCGGGTGCATTAATCAATGTGACACAAGGTGGAACTGTAACTTATGATGATGAAACTGGACCTAAAGTTGTAAGTGCATCTGTTGGGTTATTGCAATTGACTGGCTGTATCACATTAAGTTCTTTTGGCGGAACTGCTGTTTATGGGTTTGATAGTTATGGTCCAGATTGTTCTTCTTCAACAACAACCTCAACGACAACATTGCCTCCAGTATATTATTATTATGCAGTAGATAAATTTGATTGCGGAAGCGGATGCGCTCCATTGGAAACAGATTTGATAGCAAGGTCGCCTATTGTTTTGTCAACAACAAATGGTTATTACTATAGGGTTGGAGGTTACACTTACCAAATTCAAACACAGATATTGCCAGCTCCGGGATTTTATTCCGTGGACTTATCGGGCGCTCCATCTGATGCAAGTTGCGCAACTGCTTGTGGGTTGACTACTACAACGACAACAACTACAACTGCTGCGCCAACGACAACAACTACATCTACAACAACTACTACAACAACCACAACGGCTGCTCCTACTACTACGACTACTTCAACAACAAGTACGACTACAACTACAACAGCTGCGCCAACTACAACTACAACTAGCACAACAACTAGCACTACGACAACAACAACTAGTACAAGTACAACGACTACAACAACTGTAGCTCCAACTACTACTACTACTACAGCGGCTTTGCCTACGTTATATGATATAACAAATGATTGCAGGGTAGCAATTGTTGGAGAGAATATATGTTATGACGTAACTTGTGGTGAAAGATTGGTATGGTCTGATTATCCTGTAGTTACATTTGGAGCTAAATTATATTCAACAAGCGGTGGTACTCCATTGTCTGGTTATGGCTTTATTGTTAGATGTTCTGGCGGTTCTGCTTCAGGTTATACAATTTATGAAATAATTGAAGGTGGTTCAGGCGGAAATACTTTTGTTGGAAATTCGATAGGATCTTCTTGTTAAAATAAAATATATATAAAGTGAATATATTAATTAAATTAAATAGCGGACAAGGGGTTAGCCTAGGACCTGATTTTACATTAGCTGCAAATTTTGGATTAGTAAGCCCAAATACTGCTACTTTAGATGAATTGTTGGTTGGAAAATTGGTTTCAGTGGATAATGCTGCAACTCAGGTTACTGTTTTGTCCAATGGTCTTTGTGAAAACGCATTAATTATACCAATTACTACTACAACTAGTACGACAACAAGTACTACAACGACTACAACTACTACTATTTCAGTAGAATGTGATTTAGGATCGGGTACTGTAAATGTAAGTCCATATTTATATTTTCCTAGTAGTTTTGCATTTGTTCATACTGGAGAATCTGGCTGGACTTGCCAAGTGGCAACTAGTCCATGTTATGGACCTCCAAATCCTACGGATCCGGTATTGGGTATTCCATTAAATTTGTATTCTAATATAGATGGGGTTCCTTTTGCTGATGTTATTTATGTAGTGGATAGGAGATTTGGATATGGTAGTTTCCCTGCTGCTATATATGCTTATGATTCTGCAACCGGAGCCGTTGGTGCATATATAGGAACTTGTTTAGGAGGATAAAATTATAAAATAAATAAAATGGGTGTAGCTAAAATAACATTATCATCAGCAGGTCCAGAAACTGGTCCATTTGATTTGTATACAAACTTAGATGGATTTACGACTCCGTTTGAAGTTGGTGTTTCTAAGGCGGCCTTATTAGCCGGCTTTGTGAGTAATAATTTCCCTTATTCTCCTGTGTATCCGGGGCTGGGACAACCTGTTACCGTAAGGATAAAATCAACGCTATATTGTGTAAATTACAGAGATGTAACTGTTACATATCCAGCTACAACAACAACAACAACCGCTGCACCATAAAATTAAATTAAATGTCAAATTCATTATATTTTCATCAAGACGCTTTTACTATATCCTTTTCAGAGCCGGATAATGCTTTTGAATCATTTTATTCTTATCATCCTGAATTTATGGGATGCTTGAATACTAGATTTTTTAGCTTTAAATTAGGAGAATTGTGGGAGCATAATTCAGATAGCACATATTGCAATTTCTATGGGGTTCAGTATAATGCATCTATTAAAACTGTGTTTAATTTAGGATCTTTGGATAAAAAAACATGGATATCCCTTATGGAAACTGGAAGCACTGTGTGGAGTTGTCCCGAGATTTATACTCAAATGGATAGCTATGGCACAACTAAGCAGATTAGTCAGCTTATTGAGTCTGATTTTACAGCCTTAGAATCCGAATTTCATGCTTCATTTTTAAGGGCAAGTAATAGTATTGGGGGCCTATTAGAAGGGGATAATTTAAAGGGAGGATATATTGTAATAAAATTTGAGAAATCAAGTGCAAATACTTTCGTATATTTGAACAGCGCAACGACCAAATTCATTAATTCACCATTGAATAATAGATAAATATGTTACCATTAGTATTGGCTGGAATAGCTGCCGGAACGCAAGCTTTGCTTGGAGGTGTTCAAGCGGCAACAAGCGGAGCTTCTAAGAGAGAAAAAGAATTAGACGAATATGCAAAAAAGAGTCCTCTTTATCAAGGAGGTAAAGGAATTGAGGCATATTACAAAGAAGCTTTAAATAGATACCAAGAAAGCCCATATCAATCAGCTGCTTTTCAACAAGCTACTAAAGCTGCTCAAAGGGCTAGTGCTGGTGGACTAAGAGCGTTTCAAGAAAGAAATGCCGCTCTTGGTGCTGCTGGTAGACTCGCTGCTATTGAAGGTGATACAATTGGCAGAGCTATTGGTGCTGCTGAAGCGAATAAAAATCAAAGATTTGGTCAGTTAGGTCAAGCTGCGCAAATGCAATCAGGTGAAGAAAGATTTAAGTTTGATGTAAATCAAATGACTCCTTATAATAGAAATTTACAATTAAGACAGTTTAAGGCTCAGGCAGCAAACGACAGAAGAAACGCTGGGCTTCAAATGGTTGGAAGTGCATTAGGAAACTTTGCAACAGGCGCTATGTATTCTGATGGTATTGGTAACAATGGTGTGCCTAAGATTTCTAATACCGCAAATCCGGTAACAGTTAATCCTTCCGGGACTTCAAATTTATTAGGTATGCCGGGATATAAGGCACAGCTTCCAAGTTCTTTTAATAAATTTTTTCAAACAAGTACCCCTAAAAAGATTTTTTAATGGCAAGTACAGGATTATTAGGATTTAACCCATACGGAAAAGGTGTAGCTATAGATATTTCATCTAAGCCAGTTAATTTGGCTATTCAATTGAAGCAAAGAGATATTGCTAAGATGGATGCATTGGATAAGTATTTCATGGATTATGAAAGAAGTATTAATCCTGCTGGTGTTCGTAATGTAGATGCTGATGTTTTTGTAAAAAAACTAAATGATAATAAATCTTTTTATTTACAGAACAGAGATAAGATATTAAATCCCACAAAGTACGGATACGAAGCGCAAAGCCAGTATATGGCTAATTTTAAAGATATGGTTAATTTAATTGACCAATCTAAACAAGCTGCTGCAAACGAAAAGGTTGTTAATGAAAGAATATTTAATGCGGTACAGCAGGGTAAATCATTGCATGATGGTATTTTGCCGTTATTAGATAGACAAAGGCTTTCTGTTATAGATCCAAATTATAGTGTTTTTGATGCTAATCAATTGCAGTTTGATAAGCCTTATGATGAAAAGCAATTTAATGCAAATGTTGTAGGTGGTTTAAAATTTCCTGAAAAAGAATATTATATTGATGAGGAGGTTGATAAAAAGAAAACAGGATTAAAGGTGCCAGTAACAGAATCTTATTTAGATGATAATAATAAAAAAGCAATTCAATCCGCTGCGATAAACGAGTATTCTAGTAATCCAAACACAAAAAGGCATTTTGATGAATTAATGAAAAGACCTGATATGGTCAAAATGGTTAATGATAAATTTAAAGATGTATTCAAGCAGGATATACAAAAACCTGAAGATTTTGTTGTTGGGTATGCTTTACTTCAGGCTCCAATAGGTATAACAAAAACTGGGAAAGCTGATGAATATTTAACATGGAGTCAAAAAAATAAAATAACTTCTTCTCAGGCAGATGCTAGAGCAGCTAAAGCAGCAGCAAGTGCGCAAGGATTTGGATCTGTTCAGGCGGTGATTCAAAATGCAGTAGGTGAGCCTTTCGTAGATAATGATGTCATTACTAAATTGAATTTTAGTCCATCTGTAGCAAATGAATTTGTAGAGGAAGTAGAGGTTCCTAAAAATGCAACAGAATTTGATAAAATGGTTGGAGGGCTTAAGTATGATTCAAAAAAAGTTAAAGTACCTTATGGTATAGGTTTAGATCCTAAAACTGGAAATATATGGATTGCAAAACAAAAGCTTAATAAAAACGGAAATCCAATTGATAGATATGATTGGAAAAATGCCACAAGTGGTACAGAAGATGTTACTTCAGTTATTATTAATAAGTTTCAAGGAAGTAAATATAAAGCTGGCAAATTAGGAGCTAGCCAACCTAAGCCAAGTCAATTTAAAAATGTTCCTCCGGGAGGTCTTTAATATAAAAACGTATGCAAGATAATCCATTATATAAATTTTTAAAGGACAACAATCTTACGACAAAAGATGAAAGTTCTTTTATGAAAGAATATTCTGATCCTAATAAAGCTAAACAGCTTCATGGGTTTTTAAAAGAAAACAATCTTACCACTAAGGATGAGGTATCTTTTTATGATACCTATTTTAAAAAAAAAAATCTTGGTGGAGTCGTATCTTCCCCTACAGAATCTCAGTCAGTATCAAAAAGCTTTATTAGTTCTTTACCTGAGCAAAAGTCTATTTATGCACCCACTCAAAAGCTTGCTTCGGAAAGCACAACAGTTGTTGCGCCTAAACAAGCTAAGTTAATTTCAGAAGCCAATAAAAGAGGTGACCAAATAACAAAAGAGGCTATAGAAAACTCTAATAATTTGTATTTAAAAATGCAAAACAGAGGTGGATATAATTTTACAAAAGAAGATCCATCTATACTTAATAACAAAAAAGAATTAGAGCAAGATTTAAAAAATGGAACTTTACAGGTAGTCAAAAGCCCTAAAACGGGTAAATATGTATTAGCTTATAAAGCTGATTTTTTTAATAGCATATCTAATGCTTGGGATAATGTGTTAGCTAAGCAGGCGGATGATAAATATGTAGCAGGTCTTAGTACCGAAGATAAAGTAAAACATTACGAAGTAAAAGATATTTTAAACAAAGATAAATATCTGGAATCTGCGCCATCTGGTTTTGGGGGAAGTTTTGGTACATTGCTTGGAGAAAACGCAGAGCCATTAATAAAATTAGCTGCAATGGCTAATATTGGTGGTAAAGCTGCTCAAGCCGCAGGAGCTACTGCGCAGACTGTTGCTAATGCGCAAAAGTTTGGTTCTTTCTTAGCTTTTGCAACAGATGCAGGTTATTCTGGATACGCAAATAATACAGAAAGAGTTTACAAGTCATTAAGAAAGCAAGATCCAAATGGAGATCCAGTTGAGCAGATGAGAAAAGCTGAAAATGCTGGTCTTATTGGCGAAGCTTCTGGGATTGGCATGGCTGCTGGTATGACTGGCATATTTAAGAATTTAAAAGGCGCAGCTGAAACAATTAACACAAAACCATTTGTTAGCGCATTGGAAACAATGGCTAAGCATACTTCTAAAGAGGCTGGAGTGCAGGGTAGTATAGCTGCTTTGAATTCTGTAGTTTCTGATTTAGGCGCAAAGAGTCAAGGAATGGACATAAGTACCGGTGATATTTTTGAAAACGCTTTGGAGTCTGGTAAACAGATGTCAGGGTTTGTTGGTATAAGTAGTTTGGCAATGGGTGCCTTAACTGGCTTAATGAAAGTTCCGGGATATGTTAAAGCTCAGGCAAAGGGATTGGTTTCAGAGCTTCCGAGAGAAGAAGTAAAAGCTGTTTATCAAGGTGCCGAGGCTAATGGGATTGTACCAGAAGGTACTACTGATAAGGTTATAAATTCATTGAATCAGTACGATAAAGCAAAAGAGAAGTTACCTGAAGGTCTTACAGAAGATAAGAAAGCTTCATTAACTGGTATTCAAGAGAAGATAGATAAGTTAGAAGAATCAAAGAAAAAATTAGCTCCGCAATATCATGATAGAGTAGACAATACAATAAACTCATTGAAGGATAGGGCAATAAAAATATTAGAATCTAAGGATCCCTTGTCTGAAGAAGTAGATAATACTCTTGGTGTTAAAGGTTCTGAAGAAATCGCAGGAGAGCCAGTAGTTGAAACAGAAACTATTTCAAAAGAGGCGGTACCTACAGGTGCAAAAATAGGTGACAAAGTTCAATGGACATCTCAGGGAACTGATTTATTTGTAGAACCTAAAGAAATTGTGTCTATTAGTGAAGATGGGCAGTTTGCTTTTGTTGAAGGAAGTGACACTGGGATACCTATTGATCAATTATCTGTCATTGAGCCTAAGCCAATTGAATCAGCTCCTGTAGGCGGTAAAGTGACTGTTGATTTATTGTCATCTGAGGAGCCTCCTCAAAAGGAAGGTGAAACCATTGTTACCTTGAGTGGAAAGACTGAAAAAGAAAGAGTAGAATCTATAGATAGAAGAAAAAGAGAAACAAAGGTTTCTGATAAAGTTGTTGCCGAAAATGATTTGATTCAAGATGCGGAAGCTTATTTTAAAAAAGACGGTAGATATAAAAACAGCTCAGAAGGTAGAAATGAATTAAATAATTTAAGAATTAAAGCCAGAGAGTTAGGCTTAGAAATAGATACAGACAGAGATGCTGTAACAAGGAGAGGTAAGTCCGGAAGGCCTACAAAAGTTAGATATAATAATAAGGCGGATGGTGAAGCTGTAGTAGATCTAAATGGTAGAACAATTACCGAAAGAGCAAGAGAGGTTCAGGATGCATTTGAGGAATTGACAGATGCAGGTATATTTTTAGATGTTCAGACTGAGCTTGGGAAAAGAATGAGCGCTTCACAAATTGATGCTGCTATAAAAGATATTTTAGATGGTATCCCTAGCAAAAGAGCTGAAACATATTTAAACGCTTTAGAAAAAGCTATAGCCGAAGATGCTTTCCCATTGTATGATAAGGCATTAGGTGATATTGCTCCTAGATTAGATGAAATTAGGGCTCAGTTGGGAGTTGAAAGAGAGGTTATTGGAGAACCTATGGATGAGGCTGCATTAAATAAGTTTTTAGGCGAAGAAGCTGAACTTACTCCTGAAGAAGAACAAATCTTATTAGATAACGTAGAAAATTTACTTTATGAATACGAAACAACAGAAGAAGGACCTCAAAGAGAGGTTCAACCAATTGAAGCCGGAGCAAAAGAAGGAGTTTCTGGAAAGGCTGAACCGGTTGCAGAAGCTAAAGAAGCTGGAGCAGCCCCTAAACCAATAAAAGAAGTTTATGACGAATTTTCTTCAAAAAAGTCCGAATTGGCTAAAAAGAAAATAATAAATGATAACTTTGATACTATTGTAGAAGATTTAATAAAAAATAAAAAAATAGAAAGAATATGTTAGTCAAATCATTGCTTGATTCAGACATGAAGAAAGGACTTCAGGAATCAATTTATCTTGAGCTTTATCAATCAAACCTTTGGAAAAGTTTAGCAAATCAATTGCAGAGAGCAGGGTTATTTGGTAGTCAAAAGTATTTCTTAGCAGAAAGTGCTGAGGAGCTTACGCACTATCAAATGATTGTAGAGTTTATGAATGACATGGGTGATTGCGCATCTTTACCAAAGATTGATGCAATTACAGATAAAGTATCTACAATTGGCGATGCTTTGCAAATTGGATATGAAACCGAACTAAACGTATATAATCACTATAAAGATTTTGCTAAAGAATGTTTAAAATCTGACTTAGCTGTTTATGCTTTCATTGAGCAGTTTGTAAATATTCAAAGAGAAGCAGTAGGTCACTATGGTGATTTATTAGCTAAGTATAAGATAGCAGAAGAAACTAAAGAGATTCTTGAATTTGATGAACATATAAGCGATTTATAATGGCAAGTCCTTGTGAATATATTGTAAATAATAAAAGGTATACTGAAGCAGAATTTAAAGACTTCTTATTAAATGGAGGCTTAGATTCTTTAGTAAAACCAGAAGGCGCAAAGGTTGTTTCAATGGAGCCGCCAACAAAGCCTCCGTCAGAAGTTCCGTTACCAGAAGGTGCTGATCCAGATTTAATAAAGATGGCAAACGAGGTTAATGATGCTTTTGTTGAAGGTAAATTTGGTTTAGATGCATTGGACCAAATAGTGGCTAAGCTTCAGGATACTAATTTAGAAAATATAATCGCAAAAGTAAAAGCTAAATTAAAAATAAATCCAGATTTAGCTAGAGAAACAAGGGAAAGACTTGTTACCACAAAAGAGGGGAATGAATTTGACCAAGCTGTATTGATGTACGATTTGGCTGATTTGAAAGGTAGAGAAGCTCAATTACAAAAAGAAATATTATCATCAAAAGATCCGGCACAAATAGAGCAGTATCAGGATCAAATTCTTAAGATACAAGATGATATGATGAACAATGCTCTTGCAAATAAGGTTATCGGACGTACCGCAAGTACAATATTTAGATTAAGGCAGCTTTGGGTTAATAAGGATTTGACTATTGTTGACATGAAGCAGCAATATATGGCATCTAAGGGTATTAAAGAATTAACCAAGGAGCAAGAAGCAGAAATTACGGAAGTATATAATGATATTAAAAAAGCTAAAGATGAGTTAGAGAAAGCTAGAGTAGAATTAGAAAAAGCTAGAGAGGAAACAGCTAAGCTTAAAATAGAAACAGAAAAGCTAGATGAACTTAAGAATAAATCAAATGAGCAAGCTAAAAAAGATAGGGCTAAAAAGGCTGATGAAAGAATTGAAAAATCTAATGAGAGAATACAAAAATCAAAAGATAATTTAAAGAATCTTGGAGGTCAGCTAAGTGCTGGTTTCAATCCTTTAATTGCAGTAGAAATAGGAAAGATTGCAGCTGAAAAAGTTTATCAGGGTGTTGTTAAGTTTGATGAATTGGTTCAAAATGTATATGATGATGTAAAAGGATTGCTACCCGGATTTACAAAAGAAGATGTTGCAAATCACCTATTAACAAAAATGAATAAAGACGGTAATTTAGAGCCGACTTTATTATCAGCGGATTATAATAATCTTAAAAAGTCATTAGATAGATCAGAAGAAACTGTAAGAAAAAGAGTAGATGCTTATAATGCTGCTCAGAAAGAGGTTGCTAAAAAATACTTTGAATGGCAAAAAGGAAGAAGGCAGGATATGATGAACAATAAACCTGCGTATAAGCGTGTTCTTGATTCTATTGTAAGGTGGCAAAGATTTGCGGTACTTTCTTATCCAACAACATTTATTAAATTATTTGCTGCTGTTGCTAATGGTCTTTTGTTAAAGCCTATAAGATTTGCAGTTGGGAAACTAACTAAAACATTAACTCCTAAAGTTGCTGCAAAGGCTCCAATATGGGGAGATCCAAAATGGAGTAGTGTTTCTAAATATTATTCTGAATTTTTAAAAAGCTTTTCTTTATCAAATCTTAAAGAAAATTTTTCTGGATTAGATAGTAAAGAGCTTCTTTATGGGAGGCCAATGATGTATGATGAGTTTAATTCAGCTAGTGGGTTTTTGGAAATGCCGGGACGTTCTCATGGTTATATAAAATCTTTTATTAAGAATCCTGAATTTGCTTATGCCAATGAGCAGCAGATTAATTATAATATAACTAAGATGGCTGAAATAACAGAAAAGTTAAGTGATAAAAACTTGACTCCTGAAGAAAAGCTTTCATTGGAAGAATTGTATAATAATTATGACGTAACCAATGAGAATGTAATAGAGAGGATGAATAAAATATCTCTTGATCATGCAAAGTGGTCTATTTTGATGAATGAAAATAAATTCACAGATGAATTTGGTAAATTTGTTAAAAGAACGGGAACTATTGGGACTATTATACAAACAGAATTACCTATCGTTAGGATTCCGGTAAACTTTACAAGTAGATCATTTGCGGTTAAGTATGGTTTAATTAGAGCATTAATTGGTAGGTCTGGAACGGAAAGTGGCAAATTAGGTGGTGCGGATTTCCCGGGGATTGCAAAATTAATTTATAAAGGAACATCAGATTTAACTGAAAAACAAGCGGACTTGTTTAGTAAAACCCTTCAGTTAGGAACTATAGGCGCAAGTTTCTTTGCTTTGGGCTATTTTAATAGTAAAAATGTTAAGAAAAACGAAGATGGTTCTTATGAGGTAATGGGTAAGCATGTCCCTAAAAATTTAATACACATACCAGAGTATGAAAGTATTATTAGTGGAGCAGAAACGGCTCATAAGTTTCACGAAAGCGGAGAGTATATTAAATCTCATTTAGAGGCTGACATGGAAATGGTAAAGTCGAATCCATTCCTTACGTTTTTACAATACGGGGCTATACCTAGATTAGCTGGTATAGTAGTTAATAAAAAAGAAGATGATAAGATTGGCAAGGCTTCCGATGCTGTTGCTAAGAAGATTGCAGATATGGTAGTTCCGGGTTTTTCAAAACAAGTAGCTGCATCTTTTGATACAAAGGAAGGTAAAGGTTTTCGTCCAATGGGAGAAACAATTAAAAGATACCCTGCTGGCGAATGGTCTGATAGATTTTGGCAACAATTTGAATTAGGTATGCCGGGATTAAG